CTCACCGTAAGAGCAGGCACAGGGGGGCTTGTTATAAAGAAGTCATGATCACAATAATAATCATCAGCCTTGCAATAATAGGTATTCATTCAGCCATGCAGGTGGGAGGGATATTGTCGCCATTAAGACAACTCTCGGAAAAATATCTCCCTGCAAAAATAGCAATGCCAGTGTCAGAGTGTATCCCATGTATGGCATCATTATGGGGGACGGCATTATATCTTCTTATCAACTACGGAGGTATAGCAGGTCAATATATCACATACATCTGCGCTATTTCAGGGGTTCTATATCTTATATGCTTAACAATCATAAATAAACATGAATTATAGTGAACTAATATCATCACATGGATGGGCGCATTATTCGACATGCACCTGCTCGGGGCTGTTGCAGCATAAATACAAACCTCAAAATCAAAGATTCAGCAGTTATAAGTTGGTGATATTCCCAACAAAGAATATCTTCAAAATAAGCCATGCAGGGGTATTACTGCATTCAGGGCAATTAGCAGACACCTTTCAACAACTATCCAATGCACTTCTTGAAACGAATAAAAAAATTCTGGCATAGGCATTCGGATTTCCCCGTTGCCCCTAAATATCCTGTGGAATATTCATTCACCCATAAAGGTGTTGAGTATTATAAATATCAGGACACCTTCAATGTCCCTTCTTCGAGAGCCTTAACAGCACTTGACGCATATAAAGAATTCAGCATGGGAGCAGATGCAGAATATCTTAAAATGCACTACGACAAGACTAAAGAGCTGATAGCAGAGATTCGCGCTGCTATGACTGTACGACAAGGCGCACCTGTTGACCTGCCTTTAATCTTCGACAAGGTAAGAGAATGTGAAAAGATAAATAATTTCCTCCATGAAAGGCTCACATATCTAAAGACTGATGAGCTGTATTTAAAACTCGCTGCGGTGGTATATTTCTCCAAGAAGGAGAACCCCAACATCTATGACTTAGCATACAACAGGAAGAAGATAGACCTATGGAAGAAAGACAGAGAGGTGTTGGATTTTTTTTTGTCGAAGCCGCTCAAGGAATTGACAGGCTTTTCGCGGCCATCAGACATAGATTCAAGCACTTATTCAAAGATAATGGACGAGGCGGACAAATATCAGAGGTCTATTCTGCGCTCGCAAAACTACAGCAAGGACTCGAAGACAGAAAAGTCGAAGAGTTAGCTCTTGAAAGGTGGCTGCCGCCACAAAAAAATATTGATTCTGTAACAACTTTTGAGTACTTCTTCTATATCTCCAAGATGATGGACGAATACAACAAGAAAAAAGATAAACAAGTACATGGCAGAGGCAGATAATATAATCGTCAAAATAGATGTTGATGACAGCGCATTAACGCAAACGATAAACACCTTACAAGATCTTGGAAAGATTGACAAAGAACATGCTGACATTATAAAGAAAAGCAATCAGCAATATGTCAATCAGGCGAAGGCAATAGATAGTGTATCGCAGTCGCAGTCGCAGGCAGGGAAAGCAACCACCGCAGCGATAGGTTCTATCAAGAAGATGGAAACACAGCTAAAGAACATACCGCAGACACTTGCAGATGCAGGTACTGATGAGGTTCTAAATCAGATTGTATTAGGTATTAATGATGCATTGTCCGAAGCAGGTGTTAGCATGGAAGACTTTAGCAAGAAGTTACAGGAATCGGGGATGTCGGCAGAGGAGTTGTTCAGCATATTATCAAAAGGTGGGCAGACCTTCACCAAAACAGCTACACCGATGCGGCATGAGCTAAAGAACATCCGTCTTTCCCTTGCGCAGCTAAAGCTATCAGGGCAAGATACAGGCGAGGAGTTTGACGCCCTAACCAAAAGGGCTACTGTACTTCAAAAGGCTATGGGCGATGCAGGTGAGACGATAAAGAACATGGCTTCTGACACCTTCGCTTTTGACAGCATCACCTCCGCAGTGAATGGACTTGTAGGAGGCTTTTCGGCAGCACAGGGAGCGGTGGCATTGTTCGGTGTGGAGAATGATAAGCTACAGGAAACACTTGTGAAGTTAAACGCTCTTATTGCGGTGAGCAATGGTCTTGCACAGGTTAGTAATACGGTGAAGAAAGAATCCGCAGCGATGCAGGGAATATTGGCATTGCAGAACAAGGCAGCCACATTATCTATATCCCTTAACACTGCCGCTGAAAGTGGGAACATCATAGTAAAATATGCAGCCATAGCAGCGCAGAAAGCCCTCAACGCTGTTCAGGCAATATCTCCCGCAGGGGCATTAGCCCTTGCCATTGGAGTGCTGTTTGCAGCATATCAATTCTTAGCCCGCGACACAGACACAGCAGCAGATGCACAGATACGCCTTAACAAGTCGCAGAAGGCTAACCTCGACTACTTGAAGATACTTGCAGAAGTGGGTATGCATTCAAAAGCTAATGACATAAAAAACTTAGAAGAAGAAATTGCAAGGAGAGAGGCACTTGGAGCATCGGAGAAAGACTTAGCGGCATTAAGGATGAGGCTCAACGCGCAGAAGATGCAGTTAGCTGTCGAAAGTTCGCAGGTAACAGGAGTCGAGATTAAGGATATAGGAAAATTACAAGAAGCATATATCGCAGCATCGGATAAGCTAAAGGACTTGCAGGAGATACAGAGCCGTAAGAAAGGCGAAGACAAGGATTTGCAAAAGAGTATAGATGCACAGCAGGGCGTTGTGGATAACCTGAAAGCATCCCTTGACGTTGCCGTAAAATATCAACAGGACTACAGGGCTGCATCACTGGCGCAGGACATAGAATTGGCAAAGCAGAAAAAGGAGTTGACAGAGCAGTCTTTGAAGGATGAGCAGGCGAAGGTGGAGGCGCGTGTGCTATTGGCAAAAGCAGGAACGAATGAAATGCTGAAGGCTGAAATAGACCTTATCAACAAGAAAAAGGAAATACAGTTACAGGACAAAGACCTTTCTGATGTAGAGAAAAAATTGATAGAGATAAAAGCTGCAAAGGAAGTTTCGGACAAAAAGATAGAGTCCGCACAGAGGGAGCTATCGGCAAAGATTAAACTCAACGAAGCCTATTTAGGCGATGTTCGCAAAGGGTCAGAGCAGGAGATGAACTTGCGGATAAAGATAGTTGAGCAGACGGCAGCAAAAGAAAAGCAGCTACTCATAGGCGATGAGCGTAAAGCGGCAGAGATAAAATATGCGCAGGAGGTTGCTGCGATAAGGCTTGAATATGCAATGAAGGCGCAGGAATCGGAGGCGAATACCTTAAAGTCCGAATATGCCACACGCCTTGCAATAGTACAACAAGGCTCTGAAGAGGAGCTACGGTTACAACAGGACATGATTCAGCTAAAGGCATCGGATGAGATAAGGGCGGCAGAGCAGACGATAACCAATGCCAAAGAACTTGCTTTAAAGTTAAAAGAGATAGACACAAAGACAGATGAGGAGAAGAAGAAATTAGAGAAAGATTTTTTGAAGGATAAAATTGAGAACAACCTCAAAATAGAATTGTCGGAGATAGAATTGCAGAAGAAGCTCCTTGAATTGCAGAAGACAAAGACCCAAGACCCATCGCAAAGAACAGAAATAGAAAGGCAGATAACAGACCTCACAAAAAAAGAATTAGTTGTAAGGGGAAACGCTCTTGAAGATATGCACGCAAAAGGGTTGATTTCTGAAAGGGATTATCAGGCGGAGTTAACGCAGATAAAGAAAGATGGAATAGATGTGGATATTCAGAATGAAGAATCTGCTGCGGCAAAGAAGATAGCCCTTCAAGAGAGGCTGAAATCTGCTGCCGTTGAGGTGGCTCAATATATCGCAGACGCATCATTTCAGATTCAGGAGAATCAGCGTAATGCCGACTATGAGGCTGCAATGACGAAGCTCGGAAAGCAAAGAGAGCAGGAGCTTAGCTCGAAGAACCTCACCGAAAGGAAAAAGAAGCAGATACAGGATAAGTATGACAAGTTAGAAGCAGAGTTAAAAAGGGCGAAGGCAAAGAAAGATAAAGAGGCTGCTATTATTCAGGCAATCATCAATGGTGCTCTTGCCGTAACGATGGCTCTTGCAACGATGCAATATCCTGCTGCCTTCGTAGTAGCGGCACTTGCAGCGGCAGCAGCAATAGCGCAGGTGGCAGTAATATCTTCGCAGCCACTACCCGAATATGCAGAAGGTACTGAATATCTGAAGCGCGGTAAAAACAAAAGGGGTAAGGATACAATTCCTGTCATGGCGAATGAAGGGGAGAGGATTATTCCAACAGAAACAAACATGATGTATTATGATGCGTTGAATTATATACAGCGAAATCTCATAAGCCCTGAATATGCTAACTATATCCTACAACCGCATCTTGAGCGCGGAGGCGACAGAGTAAATATTGTCAAAGAATACATCAACACTCTTCCTGCACAATATAGCATCAAACAGGAGGTCTTTCAACATTATATTACTACTCAAAATATTGACATAGACTATGAGCAGATAGGAGAGGCATTACACGCTAAGATGAAAAGGCATTATGACGACAGCTACTTCCTTTCAAAAGAGCAGACATCAGTGCTGAACAGGATTGCTGAAAACACAGAGGCAAAAGAAGGTGTTTTAATAAATAATCTAAGGAAATGGAGATAAGTAATTATTCAGACAAGTATATCCTTATAGAGCAAGACCATATAGGGTTATTCATTGACAAAGCAACGATGAGCCTGACGATGGATAATGATAACATCTACCTTAAATGGGATAACAAAGGGAGCAGGGCATTCAAGGTTGCATATAAAGAAGTTACCGCCCCTATCACTATCAACATAGATAAATTGGTTCAGACATTAAATCTGTGGGCATCAGACCAAGCACATATTTACGAATGTAAGATTACCACAGGAGCTATTGACGGAATAAACAAAGAATTTATATTTGATATTATGCCGGTGCTTATCTTTGCAAATGGCTTAAAGAAGAGCAAAAATATTGATTATAAGATAGAAGAGGGTGTAGTAATCTTCACAACAGCACCACAGGAATCTGACATTATTGAAGCATATAGATGAGCCAACGATTTAAAATAACATTCGATGGAGTTAGTGTCAATGAACCTGATGATGGTAATCAATATATTTCTACTATCAAAAAGGATGCGGAATATAATGCAATCTTTATTGTCAACGACAGTGTGTTGACCTTTACTAAGAGAGAGCCGGAGCAGGGGTTACAGGATGCTTATGAATATATTGAATCGCGTTTCCTTTCTGAATCTTTTTGCACGGAGATAGTGTTTAAGATGTATGAGGACTGTTCAGGCAGTGGGAACTTCGATTTGATAAACGAAGGGCTTATAAAATTAATAAACTGTGAGTTTAACCTTAGCGAAAAAACCGTTAAAATAAAAATTATTGACGACAGCTTCTTTGCCCGAATAAAAAACAATGCAGAGATAAATACCTCACCTTTATCGGGGAAAAGCAAGAATGCTGTTGATATAGATGTACCTCCTGTATATGAATTACGTCCTATAAATCCATGTGATGGAACGGTGGCGATATTATTCAAAAGACAGGCATTTAAGGTGTTCGACATTATGAAGTTCTTTGTCGAATTTATGACTGATGACACAGTAGCTTTTGAATCGCCCGTCTATGGTGTGGGTGGAGAGTTTGAATACCTAACCATCACTACAGGAGAATATCTTCGCCTTTCTTTAGGTGATGAAAAGAAGCCACCTATGCTGAACTTTAAAGAACTATATCTTAACCTGAAGAAGAAGCACAATCTCGGATTCTACATCAGAATAGACAGTGGGAAACCTGTACTCGTAGTTGACTATGACAGGAACATCTTCGTGAACAGCAATGGGGCAACGATAGATAATGTGAGGGAGATAAAAAGGACTATTGACAAAGAAAGGTTATATGCGAGGGTAAAATTTGGAGGTTCTGTCACCGATGGTGATGGCACTTGTGATGTAGGGTCGCTACTATTCAACGAAGATTTCGCCTTTATAGGATTCAAAGAGGAGGAGTATTTCGTTCTTGGCCAATGCAATGGTGATTCAGTATTAGACCTTCAGGGGTCTTACAATGTAGATACGAACACAATACAGGACGTTGTATTCAACAGCAATGATGGATTTGACGAAGAGATATTTTTCGTTGATGGCGTTGATTCGGGTGCGCCGTCGATAATAAATGCACATGCAGGTGATATATATGTTGATGGTTCAGCGCATAGGTTCTTTAATCTGCGGTTGTCGAATTACAGTGTATCTAATTATTTCGCGGGGGGAGTACCGCAGGACATAGTACAGCGATGGACTGTAGTGTCGGATGTAGAAGTAGAAGCAACGCAAACGACAGCAATAGAAAATACTACTGTGGACATTCCATTCCCGAATATTATCTACAACCCAAGCGGATATTTTGACGGCACATTCTTCACCGCCCCTGCGACAGGTATTTATCAGTTCAGGCTCACAGGAAGTGCTTTAAATCCTTTCGTTGCGAATTGGAATAAATACACATCAGGAGGCACTCCGATAGGCGTTGTTTCTGTGGCAGTGCCTGATACAGGTACTGACCCTTTATTTACATTTAGCGTAACAGCATCTATCCTTTTGGATGCAGGTGAAAAAATATCTGCGGGTATCACAGGGCTATATGTATTCGCAGTGATGATTCATTTCTATTGTGATGGCATGGAGGGCTATCGAATAGCACATGGTTACGACCTGAATCAGTTCAAGGCGATACAATATCAGTTCAAGGACATAATCACAAGGCAGCAATATATGGAATTAGAAGCTAATTACAGGAAGAAAGTCGTTATCACAAATGACTGCGGTCGTTATCTCGGATGGGTGGACGAGTTAACATACAACAGATACACCAATGAATGCAGCATAACACTTATAGGAGCGCAATACGATGTTTAAAGAGATTCCAAATCAGGCGATACAATTCAGTGAAACTCCGCGAGGGTGTAAAGGTAAGTATGACGACAGGTATAAGGTACTTGTTCAGCATGGCGACCATATTATGGCACAGTTCAAGAGGGGCAACTGCGATGGCGACACGAACTATGTATATAGAAACCCTTGTGGCAATTCAGATATAACTGTTTTCAGGGCAGAATTTGATGTTGATTGGTCGAACACAGCACCAAGTACAGGAATTACAATGCCCGACACATGGACATATAACGTATATGATGTTAATGACACCCTTGTTCTACACGTAGAAAGGGGTGTCTTACCAATGTATGGTATAAATGCTGAATTAGACAGTTTCATTGCCCGAACCACAGCAGCAGCAGCAGCAGCAGGTATTGCAGTGGCATTTACCAACAGAACATTGACAGGGGCGAATAGAGGGTACATAGACTTTTATTTCCCTCTGATAGATGACCAAAGGCTATGGGCTTATGTAACCACAGATTGTTTATTAACGAATATACAAATAGGCGATTGTTGTGCATGGCGTATTTTTGATGAGTTGATGATTGACAACCGCAATACATGGTCGCCTGTAACACCTTCGGGATTTCTCTTGCAGATGACAAGCGCACAGACAACGACATTGCCCTTTACCTTTGATACGACAAAACAATATTGCATCAACGTATGGGTATATGGTTCTTCGGGGTTAGACTTCGACATTAACATAGGCGGTGTGAACTTCACAGGTATTAGTGGTACAGTAGTTTCATCCGAAGACAGGCGTTTCTGCATAACACCTATTTCCGATGACATAACGATAACGGCAGCAACTGCGGCAGGGACGTTAAAAATTTTGCGCATATATATCCATGAGATATGCGAGAATGTATGGTGCAACGAAGGTTATGAAACATGGATGGTAGCTAATGGCACTTTGTTTAAACTTGAAAATGGAACGCTATGTACTATGACCTACCCAAATGTATTTGCAGGGCAGGATTATTCATATCAATATAAGATTTCAGACATTTCGGGGGGGCTTAACCTCAATATCTTTGGGCATGGATATACAGAAACAGCAGCAACAGGTGCTGTGACAAAGAACATCACCGCCTTGAATGATGTTGTGGAATTGACAGGTATTGTTGGCGACACAGCCACGTTAAAGTTATATTCCGTTGCCGATTTAGGATATACCAACGACATACTCGTATGGCTAAGGAGTGCAGACGATGATTCATCAACAGGATGGAATCCTATAAATGATGCTGTAACCATATCGCAGGAATATGTGAACATAAACTACGACACCAACGCTGTTTCAAGTATTGAGGAAGGCTGTTATCAGATTGTGGTGAAGATATGCAACCAATATTATTATTCATCGCAGATAGATTATAGGTTATCGCATAAATGTACGAGGTTACTCACTGCCGTTGACAACAACAGGTCTTTCGGGTTTAACTTCGACATGGACTTTGAATTGCAGCAAAGGGTTTATGCCGAGAGGCTCAACCCACAATATCCTAACAAACACAATACACGCCTTGACAGCACAGGAAAAAGAACTATTGGATATGCGGAGGTAGATAAACAATGGATTATGCGACTTGAATATGGCTTCGAGCAAAACTTCGACTGCCTTAGCGTTCAGAGTTTATGCAGCACCTTTGAAATCGATGGAGAGGCATTCTATTTTGATGATAAGTCCATAGAGCCTAAATGGGATGCTGATGCTAATTATAATTGGGCTGTTGCGGAGATATTGCTATATCGCCAAAATCAAAGTATAAGGGGTGGATGTGATGATTCAGGAATAATAGCAGGGCTATGCGACACCTATCAGCCCCTTTGTATCGCTTCGGGAGATACTGTCTGCGCAGGGGGAACAGGAACTCTCTCTGCCGTAAATCTTGGCTATGTAGATGCTTCTGACAGCTATCAGTGGTTCTTCAATGGCGTTCTGGTGGCTTCTACGGCTTTGTTCTCCATAGTAAGCCCTACAAGGGATGATGAAGGTGAATATGTATGTGTTCTCACGAATAAATATGGATGTACAAGTATATCTTCTGCTTTGTTTGCTGTTGTGCCACAAATAACATGGCTTGAAGTTATCAGCATAACAAATACTTCGGGAGGTCTTGATAATGGAGAGGTACATATACAGGCATCGGGAGGAACTCCTGCTTATGATTATACAATAGACCTGATAAACTACAATCAGACAGGGATATTCACAGGTCTTGCAGCAGGTACATATACGCCTTATGCTTCTGATTACAATGGTTGTGTATTTGTCGGAGCACCAATAACAGTTCTATAATGACAAAACAAGGAATAATAACAATAGCACTTGGACATACAATGTATGGGAAGATGGCTACAGGTCTTGCCGCCTCCGCATTATCGCATGGCTACCCCACTACTTTACTCACCGATGGAAAGGCAATAAGTACACTCTCGGCAGCCGAGAAAGGTATCTTCGATAATATAATCCATCTTCCCGAAAGCGTATGCCATACTGCTAAAGGGTTGCAATATTTAAGAGCTAAGGTATTTCTTTATGATTATTCACCTTATAAAGAAACGATATACTTCGATGCGGACAGCATTTTAGGCTATGAAAAGCCTTTGCATGAGCTATTCCTGCGCCATAAAGATTGTTCGATAAACCTAATCACAGAGGGATATTATGACATCGGAGCAGCAGAACCACGTAAGCACGTTAACCCCAAATATACTTCGTGGGCATCAATGGAAGATATGGTGAAAGCATTTTCGTTAGACAAAAAAACAGATAAACTATATCAACTACGTTCTGAATTTATCTATTTCAAAAAGTCAAAGAAGATAGAAAAGCTGTTTTCTATTGCAAAAGATGTATATGACAACCCCCGATTAGTAGTTGCCACACTCGGGGGTAGCTATGCAGATGAATATGCCTTTAACATAGCCATAGCCTTATCAGCGATAAATCTAACCGAAATGCAAACACCACTGTATTGGAAATACATACACCGCAGGAAATATATCTATGTGTCTGAAATATTCAAGGACTTCTATGGAATAAGTATAGGGGGAAATGTTATATCAGAGGAGCAAAAGACATTATACAACAGCCTTATAAGGTATCACTATGAAAAAAATAATATTACAGGCTATCAAATCGCAATAAATAAAAGAGATTACATTTCATCCCGCAAATTACTATGATTCTCTCATTAACAGAATTCACCAATCGCCTTACCTCTTCTGTCGGCAGCGCATATAAGACAGAAGTAAATAAGATGTATGACGACCTTCGGATACATGCAGAAGGATTAGATGCAGGCAGCCTTATCTCCGAGCGCAGACCGACAGAATCGGATTATAACAAAGCCTACCGCCAAAAGATACAAGTGGCGATAACAAAGCCTGTGGTGTCGCAGATATATAACACATTGCAGAAGATACGGAAGTCGCAGGATTGGGCGATAAGGTTTCCTTCGCCAAGTCCTAAAATAGAAGATAAGCAGTCGTTAGAGGAGTATTGCATGAAATACCTACCCCTATATGGCAGCATAGAAATGTGGATGTTCAACGCCACGTTGATGCAAATGCTTATAGACACTAACGGCATTATTGCATGGCTGCCTTATAACGTTAATGTGCAGGAAGATGAATATATAAAGCCCTATCCTGTTATCTTCAACTGCAATAGCATTGTAGATTATATTTCAGGGCAGTATTATATCGTAAAGGAAAAACGCAAATCTGCATTGTTAGCAGAAGGGAATAGTTATCTCTGTATAACTGATGATACGATACAGAGGTTTGAGCAGTCTGAAAAAGGCTATGTAGAAACATTAACCTACGAGCATGAGCTGTCTATGTGTCCTGTGGTGGAGCTGATGGGTGTTTATAAAGATATTGTTTCAGGGCGTCAGGTAAAAGAGAGCAGAATATCTTCAATAGTACCTTTCCTGAAAGAGGCTATAAGGGAATATTCAGACCTACAGATAGGGGTCGTAAAGAACCTGCACTCAAAGGAGTGGATATACAACATGAAGGACTGTACCAACTGCAACGGAACAGGTATAGACACTAAGAGAACTACAAAGATTAAGACGTGTATGTCCTGCGGTGGTACGGGAAGGAAGACAATTAATCCTGCTGACGTAGTGGTGATAGAGCCGCCACAGACAGGTAGTACGGTACAAGCACCCACACCTCCTGGCGGTTATTTTCCGATACAACCCGAGATTATCGAAATCCAAGACAGGAGAATAGATGCGCATATTTACAAGGCATTGTCTTCAATCAACTTTCAGCATCTTGCAGCAGTACCTCTTGCACAGTCAGGCATTGCAAAAGAATGGGATAGGGATGAGGCTAATGCTTTCATGAATGCTATCTGTGAAGACATCGTATATACTCTTGACGCTTCTTTTAAGATAATATCTAAATACCGCTATGGATTAATTCTAAGAGAGGAAGATGTGGATATGCAATGTCCGAAGATAAATATCCCTGAAAGGTTTGACTTGGCGAATAGCAAATATTACATGGAAGAAATTGATGCAGCGAGGAAATCAGGGGTGAGTGGTATTATCATCAAGAACTTAGAATATGAATATGCGCAGAAGAAGTTCAACGCGGATAGCTCTGTACTTAATAGCCTTATGATAGCATACAACCTTGACCCCATGCCTGCGGATAGCCTCGAAGATAAAATTATGAAATTTCAGAACAAAGCATGTACTGAGGAGAACTTCATAATAAGCTGTAACATATCTTACTTCGTCAACAGGGCAATTGCAGAAAACAAAGACTTTGCAGAGATGCCTCAACAACGACAGAGGGAAATAATAGTGGCGTATGCGCAGGAGATAACCGATTTAAATAAATTTTCGACAAAGCTAAATGAGCCTGATGATGGACAAGGTGATATGTGATATTAGGCTGAGTATTTGCGACACTTATGAGGAGTTCACCAAAGATATTGTTCCCATATTGAACAGTGTTCGCGACAAGAATGAACTACGCCCTCTCACAGAAGATGAACAGATAAACTTATTCATTGACGTATTTTGGAACAACGCGAAAAAATAATAAAAGATCTGCATGAGGTGATAGACAAAAGCATAGAGGAATTTATGAAAAACATTCCTGCGGTGCAAAAGTCTATACTTGAAGAGGTATTATTACTTTCCAAAGAACTTGACATAAAGAGGGGTAACATCACCAACAGCATCAACAATTGGAAGCTTTTATCGCAGATTAATGCCAAGATAGAACGGATTATATTAACACCAAAATATGCAGAGCAGCTAAAAGACCTTAAAAAGACCTTTAGCAAGATACAGCTATTACAACAGCAGTATTTCACAATCATTGCCTCTGACTTCACCCTTCCTAAAGTGTTTAAGATATTCAAGAAAGATGCTATTGACAGCACGATAAAACAGTTAACAGAAACAGGAATATCGAAGAAGGTTTCCGAAGGAATCGAGAATTTATTAAGGACACAGATAAGAAGTGGTGGGAAATATTTCGACCTTGTTGACCATTTCAAAAATTATCTTGAAGGCACGAAAGATACAGGGGGGGTAATGGAATCCCATGCAAGGACTATCGTAACGGATTCTTTAAATACCTTTAGCCGCTCCATGCACCAAACCATAAGTAGTGATTTTGGTTTTAGGTGGTATATTTTCACAGGGTCGCTGAAAGAAACAAGCAGAGAAGCCTGTAAGGTGATGGTAGAGGACAAATACTTCCATGAATCACAATTTAAGGATATTATTAAAGGAAATATCAACGGAAGAAAGGTGGCTATTGACAAGAAAACAAAAATGCCGTTAGGATTCAAGGATAACACCACAGCAGAAAATTATGAGCAGTTATGTAATGGGTGGAATTGCGGACATGCGCTTTATGCTGTATCGGATTCGGTAGTACCTCCTGCTGTGAGGGCAAAGGTGAAGTTAACTTCATAACTCATCTTTGCGCCACGCATAGGCAACAGGATTTAGTGTTCTTATCTTATAACCTGCCTTATCCATTCTCTTCCATAGTTCCACGTCCTGCTTCCTGCCCGATAGTAAATACCCCCCAACATCTTTCACAGACTGATTCTTATACATCACCGTCCCATGATTTGTAAGCCATCCGTTTGTCATCTCTTTTAAAGTGGTATGGTATTTAAACGTAGAGGTAAATATAGGTGTTCTCAAGTGGTCGCTGTTTTTAAAGCTATAAAGATTTGTTCCTAAAACATCAACATCAGGATTTTCTAAAAGGTGGTTAACCTGCAATTCAAACCTATTAGGCAAAGAAATATCTGAACTCCCTTGCAAGGCTATCCATTTGGTATGGATAATGTCGTGTCCGAAATTAAGTGCTGAACTTGTACCTTCATTTTTTTCCTTCCTATAAACCCAAACACCTCTGTTTAACTTTAAAAATTCTAAAGCATTTAAAGTGCCTTCGTTGTCAGAGCCATCATCAATGATGACAATTCTATAATCTTTTTTTATTGTTTGATTACTACAATGAACAGAAAAAACACATTCGAGAAGATGAGCGGGGTTTGTGTTATATACAGGTATGAGAACAGTGAAAGAAATCATTATTCACTTTTCTGCTGCATATAACCTTCTTAGCAGCATATATATAGTTTGTTCTTTGGAGTAGCAACACTTACACTCTTCCTTTTTCTTTTCTTGTTCGCTGATTATAATTGCTTGTATATCTTCGGGGAGGTAGCCCCATGATATACGTATTCCTGCATTATAATATTTGCGTTTGCCCATTCTGTTACAGTTTTTTTTTACAAAGATAGAAAAATATATATATCTATGTAATTTTGCACAAAACATGGTTTTTTATGAAACAAAAATTTATAAGGATAACAAAAATGGAAGGGTCGCCAGTATTTGTGCGCTATTCATCAGAAGCCCTCGATTATTACATCTACCGCAATAACATCTCAAACGACAAATGGAAGATAGAAGTCGTTGAAGGGGTTGAAGACACAAGTGGTGCTGCTGTGGAATACAAGAACATCACTGTTATCAATACAATCAACGTTCCTTCGGAGGTAGCCTTAAAAGAGAGGATGCTTGAAAATGCAGAGCTTGTGATGAAGAAGGATGAGGAGATAAAAGCCTTAAAAGCGGAGTTGGAAGAGAAAAAGAAAACGTTAAAAGTGGATTTGGGAGAGAAAAATAAAACAGTAAAACAAGATTAACATGGCGGAAACAATTATTCAGTTCATTCAGAATATCGCAAAAAAAGCAGGAATACAGGAAGGAGATAAATCATTACAACACATCACAGGGTTGCTAACAGATGTATCGGCAGTAGAAATTCCTGACGACTTACTCGAAGGCATCAACACCAAACTATATAACGAAGAAGCGGCAACGCAACGGATAATGCCAAAGATTAAGGCAGAGGTATATAATGGAATGGATTCCTTTTTGAAGGACAAAGCCAAAGAGATAGGCGTTGCTGACGAAGATATAAGGGAGTTGTTTTCAGAGAAAAAAACTACTAAGGACAGGTTTCACGACATCATCGAAAGGATAAAGTCATCAAAAGAAACTTCCAAGTCAAAGGACAAAGATCAATATGTGCAGGAGATAAACAGCCTGAAAACAACTATTGCGGAGATGAAGAAATCTTCGCAGGACGAAATACAGAATATCCTTCAGTCTAAGGAAAAAGAATTTGTTTCCCTTTCCGTAAACAATCTGTTATCTCAATACCGTTATCTTGACACATTAGGAAATGATGCTGTTGAGATTGCGAACATGAAATTTAATAAAAAGCTATCCGAAGATGGGCTGCAACTACAAAGAGAGAATGGTGTGCTTCACCTGACAACAAAGGATGGAACAAAATATCTTGACAAGAACAACAACCTTGTCAACATTAGAGAATACATAGATGGAGCAGTGGCGACACTACTCAAAAAGACTGACTCTAAAGAGGGTAACAATAATAAGTTTACACCAGCACCGGAAGGATTCGGCAAGAAAGATTCTTCATTTTTGCAATCTTTAGATTCACAGATAGCTTCTTTCGACCAGTAATATATTCGGGTGCGTTATACATTAATCAATGAATAATGGCACAGCCCAAGCGATATTAATTTCACAACGCGAGGCATTTAAGACCGCAGCCGCAGAGCAAAAGATTACCCCCAAAGGTATGCTCGCATATACGCTGCAAAACAACAAACCTAACGTCATCAGCAAAGCTAATGACAACGGAACAGGTTATTTAAGAGATGTCAAACTAAGAGCAAGAACACGTTCTGTACCCGGTCAATCGGTACTTAACGATGGTTGCGAAATCACGCATGTACAACCCTTCTACGAGGTTACAGTACCTTCTACGCATTTCCTTCGCAGAACAATCTTCTTTGATTGGAGCATTATCAAAGCCTTCACCGAAGATGCTCTTGCAACACGCACCACAGGAACACCTGCCACTACCATAATGATGGAGGTATGGGATTCAATCCTATTACAAGCAAATGGACTATTGGATGATATTAACGGAATGTTGATAACAGACCAAGCGGCTAATTTCGGGTTCAACGCAGGGGGTAGTGCCGCAGCACGTACTGTAAATTTCCCCGCCACCATTTCAGGTTCTCTGAATGATGGCATCAGCCAGTTGATTGACGATGCTATGTCAATGGAGGTGGACATCTCAACAGCTTCTATCGTGGGAGCAGGAAACATAAACAAGTTCTATATTCAGAACATGGTGAAGTCCGCTAACTATGCAGGCATCAACAACGGAGCATACAACCTGCCCAAGTTCTACTATGACCCCAAGACACAGACCACATGGGGTTCAAATCAGTTTGGTTTGTTCGAGAAAGATGCGGTTCAGTTTCTGAACATAGCACGTTTTCGGGGAGCAACATCAGGACGTTGGGGAGGCAGCAATCTGTTCACCTTGACATTGCCTGTTGCAGACACGACAGGAAATTCATTCTCTGAATACATCTTTGATGTACAGGTGAAAGAAGAAGATTGTCCTGTTGACAGAGAGAATGCTACTGTATATGGTGGCAACCTCACCAATGGACGTGGTATGTCTGTAAGTATTATGAGCAGCTTTGTATCGGTGAATATTCCTTCCAATGCCTATCAGACGACAGACCGTTTGTATCAGGTTAACGGAACACACCGTTATTCTGCTACCAACTCTTAACATTGTGTTTACCTTTTGTTTTTATTTTCCAAAGTCTGCTCTTTAAGGGGTGCAGACTTAAATTGGCAGTTGCATAATGGCAGTGCGCATGGGTATTTGGTTACCCATGAGTGTACGGTTCAATCCCGTACTTGCCAACAATAATTTATACCCATAAAGATGAATTGTCTTAAAGATTACATAGGGCTTGCAGGGTGTGGAATGGATGCTCCTGTTAGTGGAAGGTATATCAACTTCCTTCCAGGGCTACCTCTTGAGAGCATAGACAAGATGGCTTCACAGGAGAAGGTCAACTTTGCGGGTGTATGGTCAGACGTTCAGGACAGGACATATAGCAGGATGCTGATGAAGCTGCAACAGGCAATGCCTAACAGGATGAAGTCTTTGAGCGGTTCGATAAATCTTGGAAGGGTGGTGGATGTTGATACAGCAACGCTGTCGGGACGTGATTTTTTCGGTTTTAAAATTCAGTCTGGCGGGGCAAGTATTTTTTATTCGATATATCTTCAGCAGGTGTCCTTTTATTCTATGGAAAGTTCGGGGCAATTCACTATATATGTGCTTGATAAATTTGGAAATCTTCTTTATAAAAAAAGCGTTACCACTGGTGGTGTTGATTGGTGGAATACCATAATTATTGAGCAGCGGTTCAGCCAAGATACTATTTATGTTTTGTGTGGAATAGATTCTGCCCCGCAAAAACTTGTGTCTATGGAAGTTCCTACTGCAACAAATCAGGACTTTTGCGACTGCATAAAGAAATGCTGCTCTGAATGCGATGATGTAGCTGTTAGTGCGGTAACATATAATGATGATGATGTTTTTGTTGAAGGCGAAAACACGTTCGGGCTGACAGGGGTATTCTCCATGCAATGCACATACGAGAGGTTGTTATGCGATAACAGAGAATACTTCGCAGATGTGTGGTCATATCTTCTTGCATCAGAATTATTGGTAGAGCGGAAATTCTCCTCTCGCCTGAACTTCTGGAAGATAAACACCGAAGAAACAGAGTCTTTGATAAAATATTATGACCAAAGATTTGAAGAAGCATTAGAAATGGCTGTAAGAGGCATCACCTTAGATATGTCGGATTGCTGCATCGAGTGTCAAGCACCTATGCAGGTGGTGGAGTTCAGGGCATGATAATCACAACAAACATACCTACCTTTTCCGAAAACCTTAAAAGAAGGCTCAACAAGGCATTGTCGAAAGAGAACATATCTCGATATGTTGCCACGAACCTTCTCCCACAGATGCGTTCAAGGATTCATGTGCAGGGGATAGATTCATCAGGCGGTCAGATAGGCACATATAGCGAAGGTTATATGGCTGTGCGGACAGGAAAATTTAAGAGCAACGGAAAGGTTACCAAAGGCAAGAACAAAGGAGAGGTGAGGAATGGGGGTGTATTCACCAAAGGCAAGAACAAAGGGCAGCCACGACCTAACTACAACAGGACATCAGACACGAAAGTTGTAATCTCCTTAACTCGGCAAATGGAAAGTGATATGTCGGTACTGCCTGTTGAGGAAGTCTTTGGAATAGGATATACCAATGAAGATAATGCTTTGAAGGTGGGCTATGTAGAAGATACTTATAAAAAGAAGATATTTAAGCTCACAAAAGACGAAAGGTCTGAGGCTATAAGATTGGCTTATGAACATATCAATAACGAAATAAGGAAATGATACATAAGATAATTGCAGAGATAAACAAGAGCATCAATGCTGAGGTGTTCAACAAGGAGTTGTTGAGCCGAAGCAAGGTATATGGTCTTGCCGAGATAGTTCAATATGATGACGGAAAATGTATTCCTGCGGCATATAATCTTGGAGAGCTAAGTTATTGCGGACTTGACGACATATATCCTGTAATATTATATCACAAAATCTATCAGGCACGAAATCCATTAAATTACGACATTAGATATACTTCTCGGGATTATGACATGGCAATGGTTGTGGCGGTGAACGACTGCACAAAGGTTGACTATACAGCCCTTGAACTGGCAATTATAACCTCTCTGCAAAATATCACAGTATCCAACATAACATTATTGGACACAGACGGAAATTCTCTCAAACTACATCGTTGTGCTATCGGTACAGGTGCTTCAACCGATTTCAACAGCCTTGCATTATTAAATACCGATTACAAAGCACAAAATATTTTTAAACCTGAATTGAGAATATTCACAATCAGGTATTCTGTCAGCATAGCCTTCTCAGGGGGATGTGTTGAAATACTATGTTGTTAACATCTAATATAAAAATAAAATGAGTTTATATTATCTTCAAGGGTGCAGTGAAGCCACTGCCGACTATCAATGTATCGGATGCCCTTCTCCTTCATTAGCCGTTGTTCGTGGCGTTATTCTCCTTCACGAATCGGTGAATATGGTTGACGTATCCAACCTTGCCACATGGCAGACCGCCATCGAGAATGGTCTTGCGATAGTGATTCCAAAGACATCAGGCAACTATGACGGTGGTACACCAAACTATGGAACAGGTAAAGGCGATGTAGCGCAGAAGTATGTATCATCAACCTTCAAAGCTCAGTACAATGACGACAATTATAATGCAGCCAACATGACTGCTTATAATGCCATCAGAAATAATACTGTATGGCGTTTTTGTTGGAGAAATGAGAAATACATGTATATCTCCGACAAAGCTGCAACTATCGTTGCAAAAGACCCTCACGAGAATGATTACACTAAGAATGTGGAGTTCGTGGTTGACGTGGAGTTCACTCAGGTGGATAATCCAATCCCTCATCCCATTCCTACAGGGTTATTCTCTTGTGTAATGGCTATTGCAGTCTAATTGAATACACAGTGCCGTAACACTGTGTATTTTAAATAAATCACATGAAAGCAGTTATGCAGAATTATTATGAAAGCAGGGTGTGGATAGTGATAGACTTGGTATTGTATCTCATGGGTTTATTCACTTCCTTTTTATCCTCATTAGAACATCTGGCACATGTAATGCCGATTCTATCAACGGCAATATTATACCTCATACACATTGACAAAGTACATAAAGGTGTGTTAAAATTCTGCAAGTTTTTCCGTAAAAAAAAAAGTAATAAAGGTGATTAAGAGGTTTGAAGAACATTGCATTGGATGTCGCTGTCCAAAAAAGCATTCATGCCTTGTGCATTTAAGAGAGCGGAAAGATTGTAAGTGGATAATAAGACCTGTCTTTAAGATGGTGAACGGAAAATTTCAGTGTAAAAAATATTTATCTTTGAACTCAAATTAAAAAAAATAAACTTATTAATTGACGTATTTTGGAACAACGCGAAAAAATAATGAAAAAACTTATCACTTTATTTTTGGCAGCAATATCTTTTTGCTCCTACGCACAGGAAATGGTTCAGTACAACGGCAGGATGTTTACAAAAAGCCAGCCTATG